TTTTCATTTCTAAAGAAAAAAATACTCGAAATTTGTGAGGATTACAGCGTTCACTCAATCGGCTATGACCCTTATAAATCAACGCAACTGATTACTGATTTAATTGAGAACGGTGTAGAAATGGAGGTTTTCGCGCAAAAGCCCGCCGTAATTTCACCCGCGACACAAGAGTTTGAAAGGCTTGCTTTGTCTGAATCATTTGCACATGGTGACGATAATGTATTGAAGTGGTGTATATCAAACGCGGTCACGACTGAATCAGCACAGGGTAATATTAGGCTCGATAAAAGCAGGAGCAGCGAAAAGATTGACGCAGCAATGGCGGCGGTAATGGCTTGCGGCCAATGGGCTGAACATCGAGACAGCAACGAAACAAAAATCTACTTTGCAATACTATGATGAACAGGAACGAACGAAAAGAATTATTTATGAGCCTTTACTTAAAAGAAGTTGAGGCAACGCCCGATATAAAGCGTTATATTTGCTATTTAAGAGCCGAGGCGGTAATGATAGAGGCAACAGGTTCACGACAGTACAAGAAGTATGAAACTTTTAAGGCTTCAATGAGCCGTCGCCAACGGATTAGACGCGAGGCCGCACGTAAATAAATAGCGTTTAATTAATTTTTAGTATCTTTGTGGATTAAAACAATAAATATAATGGATAAGCACACACGTAATAAAGGATACAGTTTTTTATCTGAAATCATTTGCCTTTTAGATAAGGGCAAAATAGATGAACTTTTCAATGAAATGAATTTTATAGAAGAACTAAAAACCTATAAAATAGGGGCAAATACGATAAGCGTTGAAATGTTAGAAGATATTAAATCAAACACAGACCATTACAGGCAATTTGTTGGAGTTAAAAAATAATTGTAGCGAAGACTGTTTTCATTTTTTGTGTTCAGTACATTACGGCCATACTACATCAGGTTCAACATGATAAATAATGCACTCATTAAGCCCATTGCATGTTTTTTTTAACCGCTGTTCAGCATCCTTCAATATTGCCAAATTTTCCCGTGCTTTGAATTTATCTAATTCAGATTGTAGGTCAACTTGAGCGTTATAAGATAATTCCAACTTTTTTTTCAATGAATCAATTTCATTATTCCTTAATTTAGTCTTTCTTTTAGAAATCTTTATTATTCGCTTCATTAGCCAAGCGCATTCCTCAACAGTTAATTCATCTATTAACCGTAATAATTCATTAATTGCTCCTTTGTCCATATTTTGTTATTAGTTTAATATTCACAAGCAAAGGTAAGTATTTCCCACAATAAACCACTATGTTAACCCAATAGTTAACAATGAACCTACCAATTGGCTTGTTTATTGCATCATCTTTGCAATTAAATGGGAGTTATTCAAACATTGTTCGGCAAAATGGGTTATACACCCACAAAAAATGCAGAGGTACGCAGTACGCTGCAAGCCCCTGAACAATGGTTTTTTGACTGGATAAACAACGGCAACCCGTCTTTGTCGGGCGTGAATGTAACACAAGAGGCCGCTTTGTCTATTAGCGCGGTTTATGCGTGTTGCAGAATTATATCCAATACAATAGCGTCCCTACACTTAGGGCTTTACAGGCGGCTACCCAATGGAGATACCGAGGAAGTTACAAATATTCCCGAATTTATTATCCCATGCTTAGAGCCGAACGAACTTTATAGCCGCTTTACGTTCGACAGTACAAGCGAGTTTCATTTATCATTTTGCGGAAATTCCTACACACGCCTACACTTTGGGCGCGGTGGTCGCATTTCTAAAATGGAAATAATTCGCCCCGAAACAGTTACACCATTTCTGAAAGACGGCAAACTGTTTTATACATACGTGGATATTTACGGCAAAACGGTAACCGTTTATGATTGGGAAATATTACACTTTAAAAACTTTTCAGATGACGGGTTGATTGGTAAAAGCCCTTTGACGCTTGCGCGTGAAACATTTGGCATGAGCATAGCAGCCAACCAATACGCGGCCAATATGTACAAAAATGGCGGCTACGCTAAAGGCGTTATTGAAAGTGACGCGGCTTTAAAAACTGAACAGATAGCAGAATTGCGCCGCTCGTTTTTATCGGTACTGCAAGATTATAAAAATACCGCCTCTATTCCTGTTTTGGGTGGTGGCATGAAATACAAGCAAATATCTATGTCCCCCAAAGATGCCGAATTTATCGCGGCGGGCAAAATGAGTGTTTTGGATATTTGCCGAATTTACGGAGTACCGCCGCACTTGGTTGCTGAAATGTCCAACAGCACATACAGCAACATCGAACAGCAATCAATCGAATTTACCCAAAACCTTATACGCCCGAAGGTTAAACTTCGCGAAACAGAAATGAATCGCAGGTTACTAAGGCAGTCAGATAAAGGCACATATTTTTACAGGTATAACTTAGATTCGTTGTTGCGCGGTGACACCGAGGCGCGAGGTAACTATCTTGTTAAGATGCTACAAAATGGCGTTTACAACATAGACGAAGCCCGTGCATTCGATAACATGAATCAATTGCCGGACGGATTGGGCAAAGCGCATTACAGGCCGCTTAATATGGTTGAGGTTGGCACAACGCCCGACCCAGCAAACTTAAACAATGACCCCGCAGCAACGGGAGCAAACAATACAGAAGAAGATGACACACCACAAGCAAGCAGATAACATTGAAACGCGCAATGTTCGGTTATACAATATCGAGCATCGAGCCGAGCAACGAATGGACGGCGAAAAAGAAAAACGCGTAATTGGTGGTTTGGCCGCTGTATATAACCAATATACGGATATGGGTTGGTATCTTGAAATAGTAGTGCCGGGCTTCTTTTCTGAAATAGATACAAGTCAAACAGCGGCTTTAAAAAACCATGACCCTAATTTGGTTTTAGGCCGTACCGCAAATGGTACGCTAACCATGAAAGACACGCCAAGTGGGTTAGATTATGAGGCAATTGTACCGGACACGCAAACAGGCCGCGACACATACGAAGAGGTTAAAGGCGGTTATATTTATCAGTCGTCTTTTGCTTTTACGGTAAAAGAATCAAATTGGCGCGAGGTTGACCGCGAAACATTGACGGGAACAATTGACGCGGCTATACTTGATAAAGTATCATACGGCGGTAAAGTGTCTATTCGTGAACTGGTTAAGGGTGGTAAGTTGTACGACGTTTCGCCCGTGACTTTTCCAGCGTACCAAAACGCCACAAGCGAGGCAAGGAATAGCGACTTAATGGCAGAACGTGACAGGGCTTTGGGCAAAATTGAAGATGAAAAAGAAACAGAATCAACGACGGAGCAGGAACACCGAGCCGCCAAAGATGAAACAGAAAAATTAAATATCCGCTTGCGTGTCGCTATGGCCGCAGGTAACACAATAACACTAAAATAAAATAAATATGTCATTACCTAATTTTCGCGAACTCAAACAGCGACATGATGAGGCCGTAGCGACAATGAAAGAGGCCGCTATTGCTCTTAATGCCGAGGGTTTAACCGAAGCCCGCAAAGCCGAACTGAATGATAAATTCAACAAGGCCGAGCAGGTACAGCAAGAGACCTACGAAAATTTGCAGCGTTCTGAACGTGTCGCAAAAATCGAAAAGGAATCAGCAGAACAATATGCCGAACAGCGCAACGAGCAGGAAGCCGCAAAAGGCACATCCAAAGAAAAGCGCACCACCGAACAGCAAGCAGCCGAACGCCTCGACGTTTTCCGTCGTGCAATGCACTTGGGTGTAAGTACCCTAAACGAAGAAGAGCGTTCTATCTTTAAAGGCATGGCCGTTGAGACACGCGGTACATCTACACAAATTTCAGGTACGGCGGGGCTTGGTGGCTACCTTGTTCCAACTTTGCTACAAAATGAGATTATAAAGTTGATGAAACTTTATAGCGGCGTTCTGCAAATTGCCCGTATCCGCTACACATCAACAGGTGGCCAAATCACATTTCCAAGCCGCGACACAACAGGCCGTAAAGCGGTAAAAACGTCTGAAAGCGGTTCAATTGCTGTACAGGATATTACCTATACGCAGAAGGTAATGGACGCGTACAAGTACACCGACGCGCTAAAAGTAAGTTGGGAATTGTTGCAAGATTCTGAATTTGATATTTTGCAGGAGTTTCAAGACGCGTTTTCTGAATCGTTCGGACGTGCGGCAAACGAAACGCTTACCGTTGGTGATGGCACAGGCGATCCAAATGGTATTGTTACCGCTGCAAGCGCAGGTCTTACCGCTGCAAGTGCAACGGCTATCACATTGGGCGAATTGATTGACCTTTCTCACAAGGTTGACCCAGCGTACCGTACAAGTAATTCATGTGGCTATATGCTCAATGATGCGCTTTTGGCTACAATCAAAAAATTGTCTTTGGCGGCTACAAATGACGGCGCGGGAACATGGCAGCCTTCGTTCCGCGATGGAACACCCGCCACAATCAACGGTTTCCCTTATTGGTTAAACCAAGACATGGCATCTACCATTGCAACAGCGACTAAAGTTGTGTTGTTTGGTGACTACTCTAAATACAACGTTCGTATCGTTAAAGATATGACAATCATGCGCAATGATGCGCTTCACATGGCTACTGGTGAAGTCGGCTTTTACGCGCATGCCCGTTGGGATGGCGAATTATTCGACAGCACAGCGGTTAAATACCTTGTTACTGCCTAATGAAAGTTCAATTCACAGAATCATGCGCGGGGGATACTTTTATGTATTCCCGTGGCGAGGTTGTAGAATCAGCAAACGAAAAGGTTATTGAACGCTTGAAAGAGTTAGTAAAGGCCGGTCACGCGGTTGAATTACAATCCGAACGCAAAGAACGTGCAAACGTTGATTTAGGTAAAGTTGAAAAACGGTAAAATATGTATCAATATCAAGAATCCTCGCTTAGAATTACATACGGTAGTGAATTAATTGTATCCGTTGCGGACATGAAAAAGCATTTGCGTGTAAGTGGTTCTACCGAGGATTCTTTGATTGAGGTGTATATTAGGGCGGCAACGCGACACGTAGAAAATCACACCCGTTTAATGTTGAGTGACGGCGCGGTGACGCAAGTATTTACCGCACCGACCAACATAAGCGGCAAACAGTTCTTTTCTTTAGGAATTGGCAATATTTACGAGGTTGTTAGTGCTTCATGTAATACAATTGACGATTTAGCATTCACCAACGCAATAACATCCGATTACACTATAATCGAGGGGCTTAATAAACCGCAAATAGTTGCGCCTAATGGCCTAACCTTTGCGGGTGACGTAGCACCGTACCACATTCAATTTGTTTGTTCAGCGGGTTACAGCACCGGAGAAGTGCCAAAGGATATAATTGTCGCTATAATGCTTATTTGTGCCGATATGTACGAAAATCGCATGGATACGGTTAAGCAGTTGCCAACAGCAGCCGAAGTACTTCTTTCATCTTATGTCGTAAATCAGGGCGTTTAATGAAGCGGAATAAAAAAGAGACTATTGGTACACTTGATAGCCAAATAATAATACAGCGCAAAGTTTTGACCGAAAACGCATTTTCGGAAAAGGTTGAAACGTGGAGCGATTTATTAGAAGTTTGGGCGGGTGTTGATTATCCAATCACATCAACGGGCGAAGGTTTTACAGATGGCTTAAATGTTTATTCGCGTTCTGTTATTTTTGAGATAAGAAATACAGACGTAAGTACATCAGATAGAATTTCGTTAGATAGTATGTTTTTTGATATTAACAGCATCGAAAAAGATAGGCTAAACGGGCGTTATAAATTACATTGTTCATCATCTCGCTAATATGTCGTTACAGGAAGATATACAAAGGGCAATAAAGGATTTAAGAGACGTAAGCATTAAGGCTAAACGCCAAACTTCTTATATCCTTGGTAAGCGTTCCAAATCCATAACAGACGCGCTTTTTGCATCAGCACCGCACGGTACAAAGGTTCATAAGCGGTACGCAAAAGCGGGGTTAAGTAAAGGAGTGCGCGCACCAAATGGTCGCGGCACAGTTGTAGCGATATACAGACCGGGCAACCTTGCAACATCCTTTAAAACGTTTAGATTTAGAGGCGCAAAATATACGGTACAAGTTGGCGCAAAATTTGAAAAGCGCGGTGGTCGTGGTACTTATGGCCCCGGAACAGGACAGAACGATGCGTACTATACTCACATTGTAGAACAACGCGAGCCGTTTATTATACCCACATGGCTTAGGATGAAGGAAAGCGTCGAGGCTGGCATAATTAAAAGCCTAAAAAGAGTT